ATTTGGCAAGAAAAAGGTTGACATTCCGGAAAAGGTGTGTTATAGTATAAGCATAATAAGGAAACAGAAAGAGGGCAAAATGGCAAATTTTAATAGTAGAGACGAAGCGTTGGATTTAGTAGAGAACGGCATTGTGAGTGCTGAGGCTATGCTAACAATGGCGCTGAAGTATATGAGCACAGACGACGTGGCTGATATGCTGGACTGCAACGAGCTGAGTGAGAGGTTTGTTGAGGACGAAGACGACGGGCAGCCGAGCTGGGAGCAAGAATGGGAAGACTTTGGGGAGTGCTACGAATGAGCACCTTCACTGCACTTATGTTCATCTTCTGTGCGATAGTTGCTACAGGGATAACTGAAGGCGCCCCGGCATTAGATTGGGCCTGGGCTGTCGTATTTGTTCCGGCTACGGCAGGAATGTTATTCTTCGGCCTAGCGACAGCCGTCCTAGGAAATCGAGAAGAAGAAGAAAATTAGGGGTTGACATTCAATCCAAACGATAGTATATTATAAACACACTAACAAAGCGAGGGCGAAATGGGTACAAGATCAACAATAGCAATGAAGAAGCCAGAAGGTGGCATTATTGGAATTTACTGTCACTGGGATGGTTATCCTGAACACAACGGTCAAATTTTGAAGGATCATTATACGGATTCGGATACGATCGCTCAACTGATTGGGTTAGGTGATTTGAGCAGCCTAGGACCAGAGATAGGCGAAGCACATGACTTCGATGCCAAAAATGGTCCAGAACCAGAGCTAGGCCTATGCGATGATTGGTGTATGGCCTACGGCAGAGACAGAGGTGAGACAGGCACAGAGCCTAGGCACTTCGATGATGTCAAAGCATGGACAGAGGCTATGGAAGGTAGCTGGTGTGAATGGGCTTACCTTTGGGATGGAGAGAATTGGCTTGTCCACAAGATGAGCAATAACGATGACGGCGGGTTTCCGGTGTTCGACTTCGCCGATGTGGCAATAATGCAACACCAAACTGAAATCGCAGAAATGGTAAAATAAAGGTTGACAATGGGGTCGACTGGTGCTATTATGTGTATAGTTAAACAAACAACCAAACAGTCCAAGGAGGGCTAAACGATATGGCTACAATGAAAACTTTTACAGTCGCAGGTGTATCCACTCTAAACGGAGTGACCAAGGTACGTTTTGCAAATGACTTTGTTTCAAGGATTAAGATTCTTGACAAGAACGGTCACACTGATGTGATCCTTAAGGAGTTCGACAATGCGATGACCAAGGCTCAGGTATGTGAGACTTTGCTCAGCGATGCAGACTTCCAAGGTGAAGCGGCACAGGGAGCGATCAGCGAGTTCGTTGTTCGAAACTGTAAAGCTATCAGTCAAGAGGTCCAGGCTCAGACTGATGCAAAAATTGAAGTTGAACTAGAAACAGTCTAGAACAACTTCCCAGGGTGATGCCTTAATACATCCGCGGGTGCCTACGGTTAGCACCCATCCTTACCTTAAGTAGAGAGATAGCCTCCATGATGAAATTGGTAAACATAACGGACTTAAAATCCGTCGCCAGTATTGGCTTCCCAGTTCGAGTCTGGGTGGAGGCACCATCTACAGGGCCTGTAGTTCAGTGGTTAGAACCAACCGCTCATAACGGTTTTGTCGGGGGTTCGAATCCCTCCGGGCCCACCAATCCGCTCTTAGCTCAGCTGGATAGAGCAACAGCCTTCTAAGCTGTGGGTCGCAGGTTCGAATCCTGCAGAGCGGGCCAATTTGGTAGCCCGGGGAAGCAAGTTGATTGCCCTCTCCTGTAAGACTTCCTCGGGCTGTGGAAAAAAGATTAGATAATGGCAAATTAGGGGTTGACCTTTATATTATTTGACTGTATACTGTAAGTATAACAATTAGGAAAGAGGGCGATAATATGTTTATAGTTTCAACACAAGTTTTAGAGAATTACGGTGCACACGCTGAGAGCGGTAAGTTTAGCGATGGCCAGAACTATTGGAAGTTCAAGGGCGGCGACACTTACTTGGTCGAGGACCTGGACAGGGAGCAGGATGCTATGGCATTCGTAGCCGCCCTGGTTATGGAGAACGGCATCGGGTTTAAAGAGTACCCATGTCATATCCAAACTGTAACGGAGTGGGCAAACGAACTGCCTGACGATGCAGGAGAGGTACAGTCCAGCAGGGACTACTACCTTAGCAGGGTAAAGAGAGTGTCACCTCTCAAGGCAAAGGAACGCAAGACCAAGAATGATCGTTCTTGGATTAAAGAAGGCATAACAGAGGGGGAGCTGTGAGGATAATCGTTATAGGCGGAATCATCATTACTGCTGTGATTCTATTCATGAGTCTGTCTAACTTGACAGATGATATGCAAGAGATCCAGAAGAAGAAGGCAGACCAGATAGAAAAGATTTTGGCAAACTAGGGGTTGACTTCTGCAGAAGCAGATGCTATACTCTTATTATAAATTAAACAAACGAGGGCAAATATGAAATCTTTAATCAACCAATACGAAGCAACGGCGGAACAGAAGCAACTGGCAGAGATTGGCAGAGCTATGATGGACTTCAGCGAAACTGCTTCCATGGCTGGTCTCAAGAACGAAGAGATCCGTCCGTACAACGATCTAAGTGATGTAGGCTATATGCTTACTCAGGTAGGCGCCTTGTTCGGAACTAAGGTAGAGAGCTTTACTGAACACCAGACCAAGGTAATGGAAGACTGGGAGAAGTACAAAGGATCCAACCTAGTTAAAGGCGGTCCGTGCTTGAGAACAACTTTTTAAAATTAGGGGTTGACTTTACGATTTAATGATCGTATACTGTAAGAACAATAAGGCATTAATAAAAATAACGAAGGGCGATAATATGACACAGAAGATTAGAATTTTAGAAGGCACATATAAGATCAGAGGCAATGATGTGGACTTAACCGGTATGGTGTTTCCACTAGTTGAACCGTTCAAGGTAGGTGCCAAGGGCGGATACGTAACAGTTGATGGCGCGGCGGTTGCTGGCTTTCCTCAACGTAACATCAAGATTGCATGCACAGCGGCTGACTCATACGAGGACGCAGGCTCAGCAAAGACTACTAAGCGAGAAGAGACTGACGAAGAGACCATTGAAAGATTGCGTGAGCGATTTGAGATGCTCGAAGATATGACACGTGCCACCAAGAAGGGTGACGTACGAGCTATGATCGTTAGTGGACCTCCAGGTGTTGGTAAGTCACACGGTGTTGAAAAAGTACTAGGCAAGCATGACTTGATTGCTACACTAGGCGACAAGCCTCCCAAGTATCAGGTTGTCAAAGGTGCTATGTCAGCTATTGGACTCTACTGTAAACTCTACAACTATGCCGACAAGGACAATGTGTTGGTCTTTGATGACTGTGACTCAGTCTTCAGCGACGAGCTTTCATTGAACATCCTGAAGGCGGCACTAGACTCAAAGAAGAACAGGACCATTCACTGGAACACTGATTCATTCAAGCTACGTAACGAAGGCGTGCCAGACAGCTTTGATTTCAAAGGTGGTGCGATCTTTATTACCAACATCAAGTTCGACAACGTTAAGAGCAAGAAGATGAGAGATCACCTAGAAGCACTTGAAAGTCGTTGTCACTACATTGACTTGACTATCGATACGGACAGAGAGAAGATGTTGCGTATCAAACAGATTACCAAAGATGGCATGCTAGACGAGTATGCACTAGGCGAAGGTGTCGTTGATGAGATCGTAGAGTTCTGCGAAAGCAACAAGGCACGTTTGAGAGAACTCAGTCTGCGAACAGTACTAAAAGTTGCAGACTTAGCTAAAGCATTTCCTACCAAGTGGGAAGCTATGGCTGAGAATACGGTTATGAAACACTAACCGTTGAGTATGTGCTAGAGCCTTTTACTATGTGATTGCCCTCCATAGCTGGCTCGCACAAGGTAGGACGGATCCAATGCCCTTTAGGTCCGTCCTACCACCCTTTTTTATTTTCACATTTTGGTAAAATAAAGGTTGACCTACACAACGTTTGACTGTATACTGTAAGTATAATAACAAAGCGAGGGCAATACATGAGTTATATGATAGACAAATGGAACGCAGGCGAAGTCCACACAAAGGACGGAGCATGTGGTTGGTTAATGGCAGACGGAGAGTTTCGTCCGCTTATGGCAGATGCTATGCAAGAGCTCAAGGATGCAGGCCTAGTAGATCAAACTACTGTCACAAGAACGGCTGTAGCAAGAGACATCCACACCACAGCATTCCTAGCAGAGTACAGAACAGCACAGCTGAATAGATCAGCAGAGCAGATTAGAGAAGAACGTTGGGAAGCTAGAGCGGCTATGGGTGCAGGAGTAGACATGGTCAACATCGTAACAGGCGAACGATACACAACTTAATTGGTAAAATAAAGGTTGACAGCAACCCTTAATTGCTGTATAGTATTACTATAAACTAAACAAAGCGAGGGCAATATGACAACACTATTAAACATTGATGCAAACACAGTAGCTGAACAGGCTACCAACGCCGCTAACATTGCTAAGGATGTGTTCCTAGCTAAGTGGAAAGAGACTACAGGAGGCAATGCTTATGGCGAGCCTATGTACTGTGGCTTTGGTTGGGTACAGGTTACACCCGAGCACAAGGGCAACACTAGGCTAGGCAAGCAGGAGAGAGCTGTGCTAGAAGCTATGGGCTTCCGTAAAGACTGGACAGGCAAGAGCTACCAGCTGTGGAACGCAGGCGGCTACAACGGACAGAGCATGGACGTTAAAGAAGCAGCGTGTGGTGCTTATGCAAGTGTGCTACAGAGCTATGGCATTACTGCAGGCGTAGGCAGTAGAGCAGACTAATAACAACACAACAACCTAGGAGGGTTATTATTATGAACGTAACAACTAAGACAGACATTAAGAAGCAAGCAGAAGAGAACATGGGCATTGGCTTAGGCATTGCTATACTAGGTTCACTCATTGCATTGTTTACTATCCCGGCATTAGTGTTCCTAACAGTACCGTGGGGCGGCTATATGATATGGCGTGGTATTGTAGGTACATGGAAGAGCACACTAGCTACAGAGAACGCTGTAGACGACATGTCAGCTAAACTATAGCAGACTAATCAAATAATAATAAACTGAGACAAAGGCAAGCAGAAATGTTTGCCTTTTTTCTTTTCTAAAATAAAAAAAAATATTTCTCGAGGGGTCGGGGTTATATGGGTCTCGGGGCTATATAAGCATTTGAAGCTTAATGATAATTTGGTGCTTAGTCAAAAAAATGGGGTGAGTTAGAATCACCAACCAACTTCTGTAAGTACTTCCCTAGAAAAAAATACGCGGCATTTTTTTTGGACTAAAAACCCATTTCGGGCTAGTCCGCTACGTGTGTTACTTCAGTCTTTGGTCGTCCTCTCGCACGACTGCGTACCCATTCTTCCTCACTCATAAAGAATTGATACAACACACTCACACACAGTAATGCACACACGCCTCTCACACACCTAACCCGTTCTTAACCCCGCACTTGTATTCAATGCGACTCCAACGTGGATTAGGATCCACAGGCATAGCTTCATGTTCCCATTGCTGTATTAAACACATTTCTTGTGTAGGGAACTCATCTATCGTTTGACTTATACAGCCTTTAGTGTCACATACACTAAGCGTCAATATCCACACTATCTCTAACATTGTCATATTTAGTGCATTATAAGCAGTATATACAGGGTTATGGATAATTATATACAATAGCAATGAGGAATCATTAATCATTTGCTAGTAGTGTGTACAGACTTTGAGCAGTTCTAACAAAAATAGTTCACTTTGCTGTATAACAGTTAAATATGTAAGAGAGACACTATGTATCAACTGTACACACTACAACTTAACTTTACACCTACAAGCGATCACCGTGAGTACTATCCACATGAACAGTACCAAGATGACATAACATTTGCATGTTGTTTAGAGTTAGGTGCACGTGGGATATACTGTACACAAAGTAGTGCGAACCGTATTACGTTTGAGAACTCAAGGGACTACACATATGCATGTTTGTATCTCAGTAGTAATAGTGAATATACAGTTGAACAAACTAATCTAAACTGCCATTAAAACAACAATCAATACGACAGACTATTTGTAGGGCTATGCTAGGGGCGTGTCGTATAGGTTTAGTAGAAACTGTTTGTATATGTGTGCATGCGCCAACTATACTGTGTTAAAATTTTTGCTTAACTGTTAGCTATCGCTAACACTTCGTGCTTTTTCTGCGTTAACCGCTTTGCGGCTCTGGCTAGGCCCATGCAACCACATTGTCCTTGTTGTGTACACACTACATCTTGTGAGGGTAATTCAAACTGTTTGAACTCTGCTGTGTATATTTATAGATAAGTATACGTATGGAAATTCTTTTTTTACTCACAATCAAACATGCATTTGTAGATCTTTATCTACAGAGCTTTCACTCCCTAAACAAACGTGAATACTTTGGAGGGTGGTTGCACTACCTAGAACATGGCGGTGCTACTCTTGTAATAGCTTGCGTTTTCTTTTCTTTTGATGTGGCTTTTATACTAGCTAGTATTGATTTTATATTGCATTGGCATATTGATTATGCTAAACATGTTATACAAAATCGATGGAATATAACAACAACCAACCGCAGGCATTCCTATTGGTTTATACAATGTGTAGACCAAAGTCTACACTTTACTACTTACTTTGTGTTGTGTTTAATTGGTGTGATGCTAAGTTGATCAGCTCGTTGTGTTTCTATGCTTAGATAACCTGACAGCCATTCCTTTTCATTTATAAAGTTAATTGACTCGCCATTGAAGTGATCGTACAAACGTTTGGCCAATAGATCATGATTGTCTCGACTCAAATGGTTTAGTCTTTGATCAGGAGTGTTAGGTTGAGCATACCATGCTTCGCCGTGCTCATGTGATATGAATTCATTTTTACTTACGTGTTGTAAACAGCCTTGTATTTCTCCACCGTTAACTGCTATAGGAAACTGTTGTGGTTGATCAAAGCCAGGTAGTATGTGTACTTGTATACCGTGATTACCTAATGCCCAACGCATGGTGTTGAGATATGCGTACATCATCTGTTGACGTTGCCAGTCTTTTTCATCTGTGTGTATGTAGTTGATGTATGCTCGCATAGCATCGTTTTCTTTAGGCGTTAGTATCTTCTCTCCTACTAGATCATCAACAAGTCCAAAAGGATTGCTTACCCACGGCTTGTCTTGAAAGTACCAGTAGCGACTGCTCTCTGTGGTTTGTATAATTATATGATCGCCTGATTTGTATTGATCTAAAAAGAAGTTGAACCGTGATATGATCCATTCGTTTGATACACCAAACTCTGCTAGTGCCTTTAGCTCAAGTCCCATTAGATCACTCAGCTGTACTGACCATTGCCAGTCTACCCAACTGTCACTGCCTGCTACTGCTGTACTAGGTACACTAAAACTATCTCCAAACAAATACAAACTAGGTGTATGATTCTGTAGTTCTATTGCCATTGTTATTCTCCTAGCATGGTATGCTGAATTGGTTCAGGGTTAAGTTGTTCTGTTTTCTGTGTAGCTACACTTAAATATTTTTGTAGGTAACCTGTGGTAAAGTCTAGGTCTTTGTCTTGCTTGATGTGATCAAACAAGCGTTCACTGATAATTTTATGATTGTGTTGACTTAGATGATTGAGTCTTTGATCTGGTGTGTTAGGTCTAGAGTACCATTCTTCGCCTGCACGTTTATCAACAAACTCTCCTGAACTTACTGTTTGTAGTGTGCCGTTAATGGCTGGTCCTGCAATAGGAAAAAGATTAGGCAAACTAAAGCCAGGCAGTATAATTAGTTTAACACCTATGTTAGAGCATAGCCATTTTAGTGTGTTGAGATATGCATAGTTTGCTTCGTGTCTAAGTTGGTCTTTGTCGTTGGTGTGCAGATGTTTCCAATACATTTTAATTGCTGTTTGTTGTTCTGTGCTGATGCCTTCATTACTCATATCATCACCACTACCGACGTTACTTATAGAAGGATTATCTTCAAAGAACCAATAGCGTTGTGCTTCAGTTGTTTGTACAATCACAACGTCACCTGACTTAAACTCATGCAATCGTTGAGTTACCATAAGCAGTATCCAATCGTTTGAAGTGCCAAACTCTGCAATTGGTTGTAGATCCATTCCGAGGCGTTTAGCTAAACTAACATTCCACTGCCAGTCTGGAATAATAGGATTAGGTGTTCTATTCTTTGTAGGGCCAACTACACTAAAGCTATCACCAAACACGTACAAACTAGGTGTATGATTTTTTAATTCTATTGCCATTATAGATAATTAACCACTAGGGTTATCCTTCTGCCTGATGTTGGTGTTAGATGACAATGATCTAAATCACCGTCGAATATAATTGCATCATTAGGTTTAGGTTCAAAACTTTTTTGATTATCTTTGTCCCTAACCATAGTTGCACCACTGTCAAACTTATTCATGTACACTAATAAATTGTTGTGGGGGAAACTTAGGTCTTTATGCCAACTTGATTGTTTTAATTCTCCGTTGGTTGTTGAATTTAAATTTATTCTATATATTGTATTCAATTGTATATTGTTTGCTTGTAGTATTTCTTCTATTACATTATAAGATAACTCAAACAAGTGACTAGTAATTGTACTATATGCTTGACCTGGTACAGGTCTCTTCATAATCATATGACTGTAGTACGGTAATTCTTTATCTCGATCTTCTCCCGGAAAGCTCATAGGATCATGATAAGTCCATGTCATGTCAGGCTCAAATATTATATTTTGAAACTGTTGATAATTTTGTGTGCAAGGGTTAGTTAATTGTTGAATCAATTATTCATCTCCTAAATTATTTAAAAACTGTCTTAGCTTTGTACTGTCTGTTTCAGCTCGTACCTTTCCAACACTAGTTCCTTCTGTTGGATCTTCTCTAGGTTCTGTTGGTGTATTGCTACTACGTTTTAAGTTGTCCATAATAGTTGAACTACCTGAGCTTGACTGATAGCTATCTTCTTCATCTTCATCAAGATCAAATATACGCAGGGTATCAATATCAAATCCAAGATCAATCTTTGATCCTACACCACTTGATGAACGTGTCTTCATTAACTGTATTTGATAACGTCCACGCTCACGCATTGCTCTACTTGTAAAGATACCAAACACGTTGTCAGCAGTTTGTATCTTACTAAGTCCGCCACTGATGTGCGAATGATCAAATTCAATTTCTTCAACAGCACCTCTGTTCAACTGTGCCGCTGTTACAAATACTGTTTGTAATTCCATTGCTAGGTTACGTAGTTCTTCTGATACGTACTTGTCTTTGATAAACAAGTTCTCTGCACTGACCTTTGCACCATTGGGCATAAGCAAGTCTAAGTAATCAATCAACAGTACATCAATCTTCTTGCCTGTTTTAATTTCATACTCTTTAATATAACTACGTATGTCATTAGGTGTCTTACCACTTGGCATATACTTAACTTGAAATGCGCCTGACTTTTTACCTATCATCTTAACTTTCATTTCAACATCGTCGATGTTCTTAAATATATCACGAGTGCTAATTTCTGTTACCATACTGTCAACACGCATACTAACTAAGTTCTCTGAAAGCTCTAAAGTCAAGTACAATACATTCATACCCTTTTGTGCAAAGTTCACACCCAAGTTTGCTAAGAACAAACTCTTACCTGCACCCGAACCGCCTGCAAATATATTAAGCTCTCCTCTGTTGAACCCACCAAATAATTTCTTATCTAGTATGGCCCACCCTGTGCTTACCTGTCCGTTATTGTCTTTGATTGCTTCTAAACGTTTTCTAGGGTTATCAAAATAATTTGTACCCAAGTCTTTTTGTAAACCAATTTGTACAGCCTTCTTAACTAGATCTTCAACAGGGCCATAGTCTCCACTTTCAAGTAAGTCTGCACCTTTAAGTATTGCCTTCTCTAATGCTTTGTGTCTGCTAAATGTTTCAAACTCTAATAACAACCAGTCATAATGATTGTCAGCTAATTGCCCAGGGTCTTTTAAATTACCTTGGGTAGCCGCATTTATAATTTCAAATGTAGGCAACGCATTATGTTCACTTACATAGTCGTTTAAAAATGTTGCTGTTTTTTCTAAACGTCTATCAAACGCTGTTGGATCAAACACACTCTGACATCTTACAAATGTCTCTGCATCTGTCATCATCATTTCTAAATATACTTTTTGTATATCATACCCGTAGTCTGTATTCTGTCTAGTTGCCATGTGTTTATTATATAGCCTTATACCATTGTTTGTCAAGTGTTATTTTGGTTTTTGTTTGTGCTAGTACTGCACCAATGCAACTACCTGGATCACCTGGGTTAGGTGGTACCCATACGTTTTCCCAATCCTGTCGCACTTGGTCCATAGCCTTTTTATTTAGAGCCCCACCTCCTGCAAATGCAATAGCCGAACCGCGATTAGTTTTATAATGAGCGTAGTTACTTAATATCTTTACACAGTACTCAAATACAGATTGGGTAGCAGCAGCTATATCATACATATCTTGTTTTGATGTTAATTTAGGTTGCCACCACATACAGCCCCTGTGTAAATTTTCTCTCATACGTATACTGGGGTTACTTGATTCTTGATTAACCTTAATAATTTCTTCTAACATCAAATGCATAAGTTTATGGGCTCGACCTTTCTTTGCCCATTCAGTAACTAAGTATTCGTCTCTGTTAGGTACTAGGCCTATACGCTGTGTCATAGCACTATAAAATAATCCAAGGCTATGTGGGTACCCTTGGCTATGTATCTTCTTAAGTTTGTTGTCTTTACCGTGCCATACTGTTAGGGTCTCAAATTCTCCAATGCTATCTAAACAAATTACAGCACAGTCGTCATGTGGTTGTGTATAGTAAGCATAGGCTGCATGAGATAGATGATGTTGGGTATATGTAATAGGTACATCAATGTTCCAACGTTCTAAATAACTACGTATATTATTTTCTCTCCAAAGCCAACCCTGTCCTGCTCTCCACTGACGTAGTGTTTTAAGGCCTGGTCTTTCGTACCATTGAACTGCCGAGGGTGGACCAAAACTTTGTATTGCAATGTCAATTTGCATTTGACTAAAGTCAGGGTCATTAGGAACCTTAGAAAAATCTTTTGCAAGACTTGCCCATAGTAACTCTTTATCATTAAATACTGCTAAACTAGCATCGTGGCTGTTACCAACCATACCCCAATGTATCATGCTATTACCTCTAATGCCCATTGTCTTTCTTTACACCACCAACATTCTCTACAAGGCACAGTAAAGTTTTGTGTTGATTCTATAGTGCCTTCGCAACTCCATGTCTTTTCAAATAATGACATGATATCTAATATCTTATATTGTTTCATTATTGACCTTTTATCTGTTTGTGCAAAAGGACGAAATATAGGAGAAACTATCCATTCATCTTCTACTGTTAAAGGCATAGGTTTATCTCTACGTTCATCTCTACCTTCGTCTAATATTCCCTTTGGAGGATTCATTGTAACACCATTTAGCATTAGATCTAAATTATATTTTTTAGCAACATTATGCAACATACCTTTTCTATATATTACATTTGGATCAGTACCAGCTTGCTCACCTCTCTTACGTTGTCTTTTAAAAATGTGTTCTTTAATACTTTTTGTATCTGTAAGCCTTATTACTTCTGCAACTACATCTTTTGCATATTGTTCATTAAAATTATTTTCTGTATTTAATGATCCAGTTATAACATATATGTCAGCGTCTTTAATACATTTGACTAAAGTATAAAGAACTAAAGCACTATCTGCGCCGCCACTAACTTGTACACCAACACGTTTAACATTTGGAAAAATCTTCCATATATCTAAATCTAAGTAATGTCTCATTATATATCCGTATTAAGTTATTTGTTAAATTTTTTCCATAAATTATGTAGTACATAAAACCATACGCCGTTAATTGCTGGTTCTACTAATGCTACTGTGCCTGCCTCCCATAGACTTGCTCCAGTCATTGTACTAACAACTGTCATAGCAATAATAATATGACCTAGCGTATATATTAATGCTAAGATAATACTATTGCCTTTTAATAAATTTTTTAAAACCTCAAATATGCCTGTTTCAAATTCCGTCTTCATTCACTGCCTTTCTCTTACTTGTAAATGTAAGGGTCTTTCTTTTTCATTTCTTTTATTTTCTTTTTATACTTTCTTTCCTCCTTCCAATCTGAATATTTTTCAATCCAAAATCGAATTGGAAAAGTTATAGAAAATAAAAAATTTTTTAACCAAACCATTTTTTCTCCTTAAGTCTAATTTTTAAAGGGCTTGTTTCAGCTGCACTTACAATCTTATGTAGTGCATATAAACGTCCATGCTTACTAACTGCTTCGCTTATATCGTTAATATCTTTACTCCAGTCAGGTAGTGATACTCCCCATCCTAGATCTATTGCTTCTTCTATTAACTTAGAACCCGCTTCATCCCTATCAGGTACAACTATTACATCTTTATTTAATCTATTGATGAGCATAGCTTGTTGATCTTTGATCTCGCTTCCAAGTAAAGCTGTGCCGTCAATATGAATTGCATCTAACGGACCTTCACATACAATAGTAAATACTTTTCTTGGTCCTTGCTCGTCTAATCCGTACACAAAGCCTGGTTGCTGTTCACTCATATATTTAGGTTGTTTATCAGCTTGTACTGTTCTAGCAGTCCAACCTACGATACGTTTTTCATAGTAGAACGGAATAATTAAACGATCTCGATATCCTAAACTAGGAGACCAATAATAATTTGTATCGTCTAAATTAAGATTACGTGTAGACATATATTCAAGTACTGCCATACTGTGTTTATTAAATTTAGATATGTTTGCAATCTTTATTGCATCATCTGGCAACGGTACAGTATTAAATTTAGGCAATTCTACTATATTTTTTTTAACTTGTATTCCTTCATTTTCTTGCATTACTGTAAGTGCAAGTTTGTTAATTACATCATCAGGAACATTCATCCATTGTAATAACTTACGCAATTTATGAGATATATTTCTGCCAGGTTGCCAGCTAGCCTTAAACCCGCAGTTAAAGCAATGATAGCTAACGTTGTCTCCTTCTTGGATGACGCCGCCTCGTTGCCTAGTGTCTACGGACTGGCCATTATGCTGACAACACGGAGCATTGAAGGAGATCCAACCGCTAGGCGTTTTTTTACGCTTAGGCGGAATGTATGTCAGAACTATCTCAGCTACAATACTCATAGTTATATTATAGCGTCTTAGTTAGATAAAGTCAACTAATTTCTAACAAGAATTTTTGAAATTTTATCTGTAGGTGATGCTGTAGTTTTAAATCTTAAATGGTTAAAAACACCATTAAAGTTAACAGGAATTGGCGTAGTTTCAGATCCGGTAAATGTTACAGTTGCAACGTCTCCCCAAAGGGTTGATTCAGTTACGGTACTATCTAATGTAGCTTGTACTACAACGTCACCAATATATGCTGAGCTTGTGTAAATAGCAGCTGAATGCAATGCTTCATTACCGTTTATAGCAGGTTCAGCAGTTTTAGATTCGCTATAGAATATAGTACTGTTTATACCTTCTTGTTGAAATTGCGTAAAGTTATACGAATCACGAGGCCCAGGTAAAGCACCTGAAATTACTTGTATAGTTCCGTTATTACCAAAGAAGCTATCTGAATATGTTATTGTATTGTCACTGTTAGAATCTACTAAATGTATATTATAACTTAAATATTGATCATCAACGTTTAATAAATCGTTTTCTGTTATTGTTACCGTACATAATCCCCTTGTTGCAGCACTATCGTCTCCTACAACAGCAGTTGCATCGTGTGAAATAATTAAACTTTTGTTTTCATCAAACGCATTAAATTTTACAGTATAACCACTTATTGATAAAGGTTTTTGATCTGCATTTAAAATTCTAAATTGTAATTTATTATCTATATTTTTATATATTTTTATTTGTCTTTGGTACACTGGTCTATACTCCGTTACGAATCCAGAGTCATTAGCTATGATTTGAATTCTGTTATTGACTAAATATCTAGGTATTAGCTGCGACATGCAAGTATTTATCGGATAAAATTAATAATGCTATTAAAAAATATAGAGAATGACTTCCCGTTTATAAGTGTTGCTACATATGGTGGTGTAGAATATGTTGGTATAATAGTAAACCAAGATCAATATGTTACCACTATGTATATCTACAACGATCTTATAGACGATGCACACAAAAAAATCTTTTTAGAATTAGGTGATATATGGTGGTGGGAATCTAATAGAATGATTCCTATTAACATCTTTCTTAGATCAGAGATGGAGCTGTTTCAATATGCTTTAATGTCAATGAATTCTAAAGATGTTAAAGTAACAATAGGACCAGTGGTTAACTTAGGTAACATGTCTGTAAAAAGAATTAAACGTAAATCAGTACAATTAGTTAGGCGATCTAAGAAGTAAAATGTTTAATATATCTGTAATAGATATAATCAAATATTATTGTATTTAACAGTAGTCCTAAAGGAGTTACCATAAACCCTATTAAAAAAGGGAGTAACCATAACCAAAGAAACATCTTAATAATATAATCCATTGCAAATATACTAGGTACACGATATGTTAGCCAAGGACCTAAGTTAAATTTTTTTGGTTTTCTGTAATCTTCAAACTCATAGTTCATCTGTTCTCCCACTCTTCTTTAGTAAGTATAATGTACCAAGCACGATATGGTTTAGACATTGCATTACTTCTTGCACCGTCTTTACTCGATCTATTCTTTTCAGGCCACCATAAAAAGGGTCGAACACTTTCTGGAAATACTTTTTGAGTAGCCCAGCTTTGCCAATTAGTTTTCCAAAATAATTTATTGCAATGTTTAAATATGTCATCTAAGAAATATTCATAATCAAATAATTCATCTGGATATTTGTTGTTGTATCCATTTGGAAGTTCTTCTCTATCAAATACTGATCTTGTAATTGTAATCATATCATAGTGTTTAGGAAGCACTATTGGTTCTTTATTTTTTATTTCTAACAAGTGTCTAGGAGTTTTCATTTTAGCAAACATTTGCTGAAATATGCCTCCGTCAAAGGTTGCTTTTACATCAGTAGCTTCTACTTCTATATTGTACCATTGATTTAAAAGTACGCCTAACAGTCCTACACCTGCACCTATATCACAAACAGTTTCAACACCATCTAGATCCATATGTTGTATACAAAATTGTTTTTCGTTATAGTAATTCCAAAAGTTTTTAGAGTACTTATAGCCTTCTTCGGCAACTGTCTTACCTGTTTCATCTTTCCAAAGTTGAACTTCAAGTTCGTCTAAGAATTTTCTAAACTTTTCTATGTTCATCTAATTGCTCGCATAATAAATTCATATGTACTACACATGCCATTGCATAACTTACTGCATGTGCTTTTTTAAAGTAGTATTCACCGTTGGTCGGCTTTATCCATACTTCCTTTAGTATTGTTTCCCAACTCTCGTTTGCTAGGTGTCTCTTTGCTGGTCTTATTATTGCTAGTGTCGCTGCCAATTGTTCTACCGAAGTAGGTTTCAATTGTTTTAAGAGATTGCTGTGACCGCTTAGATGAAAGACTTGATCTACGAAGTCTTGATGCTCCAAAAGTTCCCATATTGGTTTCCTTTCCATTAATGTATTTAAGTGGCTTTCGTCTTTAACGTCTTTGTATATACTGACATTAAGAAAATCTAGTTTAAAGTATCCTCGATCTTCTGCGTCTTTATAGTTGATTGTTGATAATTTATCAATAGGATTGTGTGGTATCTCTGTTGCGTAGACTCCGGTATTATGTTTTTTACCTGTGTCCAACTTAGCTACACGATGTTGTATCTTTGATAAGATATCTGTCCTGTCTGCAAAATCTATATCAATATCAGGCATCAGTATTCCCTACACTTTTTGCCGTGATGGAGATCGTAGTTTTTTCTAGTAACCTTTGCCTTACATCTTTCACAAATAACTTTTTCACTCTCATAAACTTTTTTAAGTCCTTTATAATATTTAGGATGTCTAAATATAAATGTCATTAGATTTTTTTCTTAGCCTTTTTTGTAGCCATATCCCATCTAAGTTTTGATACTCTATCTTTAAAAGTAATTCCTTGCAGGTGATCAAATTCATGTAAAAAACATTTAGCTGAATACCCAATTACTTTAGTACTTACCTCTTTCAAGTTTTCGTCATAATATTTTACAAGTATTTCTTTAGGTCTCGTAACTTTTACATAAACTTTTGGGAAACTTAAACACCCTTCTACATCTTGTACAGTTTCTTCTGTATGCTGTAACACTTCAGGATTAATAACAATAATTGCATTGTCTTTATTTTCACCCATAACAAAAACTTGTGCATCCATACCTATTTGATTGGCACTCAATCCGATTCCTTTATTAGCTAACATAAAGTCTACCATTTCTTTTTTAAGTTCTATAGGATCAAATCCTGGATTTGATATGTCTACATTTTTTACTTTTTTATCTAAAAACTCGTCTGGGTAATATATTAATTTCATAGGTTACTTTCTTTTACAACTTCTTTTACAGTTTCAACATCATTAATTTGTTTTTGGAATCTCCTAGCCCAATGCTGAGGATCCATTACATTATAAATTATTTCTAATTGTTCATCGTTAAATTTACTCATCATTTGTTTTCCAGACTTGCAATTTAAAATAAGCCAAGGACTAATTTTACCGTCTTTAATATGATAAATTGCTCTGTTCAGACTTACATAATTAAAATAATGATTCCATACACTATTGTTTTCGTCAGCCCATTCCATCATAGTAATTATTGAACGTTCTAACGCAGTTTGTACTCCTTCCTTTTTAATTAGTCCTAATGCATACTTTTCGTACATTTCTTCTCTACACCAATGATCTAATTTTACTCCACTAGTAACAACATAGTCAACATACTTTTCTGGATACAATGGTCTTACGTTGTTAACAAAACTTCCAAACTTAACAAATGCATTATAGTAAGGTGATTTACAAAATTCTTCGTAGGTTTTATCTTTCTTTGCACCTGCACTAAGTTTATAGAACTGATTGAACGCATACATGCCTAGCTGTACACGTTTCTCATTCTTTTGTAATGCTCTACGTTTAGGTTGACACATGTGTACAGCAAGAGTTGTTTCTCTTGTGTATCCTGTATTACAGTATTCACATACATATGGTTTTTCAGAACTTGACATTCTCAATACCATATTCTTCTGCAAGTTCTTTAAGTTCTTTTTTTGTAGATATTCCAGCAAGTAATTCTACCTCTTTACTTTTCATGTTAGGATAAATTGTTTCTAAAAATTTTATTGCAACATTATTATTTGCACCTTTTTTCTTAAAGCCAATATACGGATGGAACTTAATCTTACCCCAAGAACCACTCATACATAAGAGTTGCCACATTAGTTGTTGATGTCCATTTTCTCTACCAACTCCGATAGTATTAAAGTGTTTATTATAGTATTCATTAGTTTTGAATACTGCGAGCTCCATATCTTCTCTAGACCCTTGTACGGCGCTTATATAGCGGTTAAGAAGCCAGAACGACACTTGTTTACGTTCGTCATCAGATAACTCTTTCCACACACTTTTAGCATTCATATCAATTGCTGCAAGTATATCTTTTATTGGGAGTTTTGCTTGTGCCATTCTATTAAGTCCTCGGGTGTATTAATTTCCATGCCATTAAATTTAACTTCATAAACTGACATAGTGTAGTTGTTTTGCAACCATCTAAGTTGCTCTAGTTTTTCAATGTTTTCCTCGTTGCATACATGTAGTTTAGAATATGCAGATAGTGCTTGTCTTGTGTATCCGTATACACCTAAGTGATGAGCACCGTACTCTAATCCTGCTCTACAAAACCAATGAGCTTTATCATGGGTATGTATTAGTTTAACACTATTCGGATCTTTTTGCAAGTCCTTATTCATCTTTGTGTAAACTGTTACTATTGGCGAGTCGTTTATAAAAATTCCATTTTCTACTGCTTTAATAATATCAACAGTAATATCAGGCATATCACCTTGAACATTAATAATAGCATCGTACCTGTTCATATACGGAAAGCCTGCACACCTTTCAGTACCGTTTTCAAAAGGATCATCTTGTATTACACAATTTTCATTTGGAAATAAACTTGCAACTCGTTTGCTATCTGTGAGTACATATGTATCTAGATTACTTTCAAGGCATCGTTCATACACTCGTTTAATCATTGGTTGTCCGTTTAACAATGCAAGAGGCTTATCTGGAAATCTTGTGCTAGCCATTCTAGCAGGAATACAAATAGCTACTCTTAAATTTTTTAATCTCACGCTATAACTCCAAAATAATATTTCATTAAGCCCATAACAATAATAGTAACTAGCACACCGTTAAGTAATAGGATTGCTCTATCGTGCCATAAGTAGCCTACCCAAGCCCATCCTATTGTTCCAAATAGTCCAAACCATAGATCAATTTCTGGCATAGTTCCTGTTGCTCTTGCTGAAGTAGCAAAAAGTATTAATACAACAGATACCCATTTTATATACCAAGATAGGTCGCCTTTGGGTGTTACTTTTTTAAAAACACGAGTAGAATTAAGTGCTTTAATTTTATCGTCTAGTTTTTCTTTAATAGGTTCTATAGTCATTTATTCTAACAATTCTTGTTCATCTTTTATAGTATAATACATTATTAACAATCTGTCAAGTTGTTTTTTAAATGCCTTATTATGTTTAGCAATATGTAACATATTTTGCCATTCAGCATGTGAAAACAAGTTACCTTGTGCCCTAGAAACTTCGTCTGGATCGCCACCTATTATCCAACGAGGTATTGTATTATGTGGCGGATCACGATAACGAGCGAACACAACACCGTTGGCCCGCTCGTATATCAGTGGTTGGTTGGGTATTAATTTACCCAACTCATTTATGCCTTTTTCTTAGACTTAGTTGCCTTCTTCTTAGGCTTTACATCGTCTTTAAGTACTAAAGCATCTACACCAAACTTGTTTTTCAAAAATGAAAGTAACAAGCCGTATGCTGGTAGGAATACAATTAAACCAATAACAATTTTTGTTAAGGTATTATTGAACGCTACATCTGCTACCCACGGCGCTGGGTAAAACGCTGTGTAGAAAAACGCATACGTATCAATGACGTTAGCAACAACTGTACTAATTGCTGGTGCCGCCCACCATGCTTGTGTATATTTTTCTCTAATGTGTTGGAACACATAAACATCAAGCATTGTACCAATTGCGTATGCTGTACCAGAGGCTAGACCTACTCTGTATGCATGTTCGTCACCTAGTGCTAATAGTACTAATACTGACGCTACAATAGCAGGAATAATTGCCATTGCTACAACGGCTCTACCTGCTTCTTTACCAACAAGACGTACTGTCAAGTCAGTTGCTACAACAACGATCGGAAATGTAAACGCCGCCGCTGCTAGTGGGAATGATCCAAATAAAGGCAACTCTGCACCTGGAAATAAATCAAACCTAATTGTCACTAAGTAATTACTAACTGCAATTACTAGTGTGTGTAAGATTACTAGTTTAGTGGCTAGTGCTCTATCTACACCTTCTAAAAGTTTTGTTAACATATCTTCTCCTGTTATTTTACTTTTGTTCCGACAGTTCTACGCACAATGTCATTGTGGTTGAATTCTGCCCAATAAAGTTCAAAGGCAACTCCATCTTCAAGTCCTTCAAACTGATGGATCTTACCAGGCTTAACCTGAGTAAAATCCCCTGCTTCCAAAATAGTCTCATCAACGAGTCCATCTTGGTCATCTTGCCAAACTCGAACAAGCATCTTGCCCGATTCAACAAAGAATCCATTCCATTTAAATTGGTGCTCATGTTCTGAACATTTAAACCCCGCATTAAATTCAATACGATGAAATTCTAATACACCATTAGCATGTATTAGTTCTGTTCCACCCCATACTTTACCTGCTTTAATTCCCATGGATAACCTCCTTTATAATATTAGTCCATAATCTATTAATTCTGATTGTCGTGATATTTCTTTAATGAAATATGCACATAGCGGTTTAGGTCCGTCGGTAATTGGTACTGCTAATAACTGTCCGTTTTTTACTTTAGGAAAATACCATTTTACATCGTTATAAAAATTAATAATTTTTATTTCTCCATAGTCAATTTTATAACTTGATAACGGATTAAAAAGAAATGCTTCAAATCCTCGATTGTTTATACTTGTTAACGGAAGCACTTCTAAATCATTACCGCTGGTACTATCGCCTACTGCTATAGACCAATCTAATGGCATCATAATTTCTTTTCCGTTAATTTCTAAAACCATTGCTGGTGCATTAAAACTTTCTAAGAAAATTAAAGGTATAAAAAAGAAATCAGGATCTTTTGGATCACTATTATCTAGTACTGCAAACCTTATATCATCTTCAAGTTCATCGGGTAAGTTTGTTAATGGAAAACACTTATCCTCTAATGTTAATATTCTCATATATTATTCCTTTTAATTCCAGTCTACTTTTTCAATAGTGAAAGGGTATTCTGCTTCTTTATAAAATTTCTTACGTTGAGTTAAATGTCTCTTTGCATATTTGCACGTTGAAGTGATATCCCAAATTTGCACGAAGTCTTTATCTTTTGCCTTTCTTACGCCTCTACCGATAGATTGAATTACCCGAACAAAAGATTTTCCAGGTTCAATGAGTACAAGATTAAAAATCCTAGGTATATTAAGGCCCACTGCCGCAACTCCGTATGTTGCGATAATGACTTCATTAGTTCCTTCACGTATTGTGTCATATGTTTCCTTGCGGTCTTTTACTTTTACACTTCCGCTTACAAAAGTGCTATTAGGTATTAGTTCTGCTAACATTTCGCCTGCACTAATCCTATCTACTAGGATTAGAGTATTGCCTGATTGTGATACATTGTTTAACAAACTAGCCATATATTCAATACGAGCTTTGTTTGTTACGAGATATTTTAATTCTGATTGATAATCGCTATGTGCCTGTGTATCAATTAATTGTACAACATTAACATGACAGTTTGATAGTACACCTTTGTCTTGTAATTCTTTAGCACTAATATTACCAATAACTGGTCCTAAACTTGCATGTATACTTTCAAACTCAAATTTTTCTTTAGGTACAGTACCAGTAAGACCCCAACGAATTGGAGCATTACGTAGATTACGTGTTAACAAGTTTTTAAGTACTTCTGCTTTTGCTTGATGTACTTCGTCAATAATAATTGTGCTTACACCTTCTAAAAACTCTGCAAGACTCAATACTGCGGATCCGTCTTTTGTTTTCTTGTCAAGTATATTTAAACTTTGCCAAGTACAAATAGTATGAGTCTTACCTAGCTCTTTTCTATCTCCAAAGTATACTCCTACATCTAATCCACAGTTAACATAGTCCTCTTCAGTCTGCGTTACTAGACTCTTGTTTGGAACTACTACAAGGCTACGCCCGTATTTTTCTGTAAGTTTAGACAGAGTTGCTGTGATGATAGTTTTACCAGCACCAGTTGCAACCTCTTGTAATGATTGGGGATTTGATAGAAAATTATTAATTACTTCAACTTGATAATCACGTAACACAATAGGCTCACCTTCAGCAGGATGATCTTTAGGCCATGTTTTGTTGCCCCAAAAGGTTTCTGTAATAGGTTCAAAGTCTAGTTGTATTTTTTGTCTGCGATCGTCAATATCAACGATTTCTACATTATTTTTTGCAAGAACATCTTGTACTACATTAAGATGATTAACATAACCTGTACCGCCAATACCAAAGAATGCCACTTTACCATCCCAGCGTCCTAGTTTATACTGTGGCATATATCGTGCATACGGTACTTCAAACTTTAGTGCGTTTGCAAGTTTTCTTCGTACGTCGACTTCAAGACCTTCTATCTTAATGTTTACTTCGTCTTCAATTATTAATCTGCATGTTGTCATATTATAAAGTTTGTGCCTTTACACGGTGAAACGGACTAATGTCAGTATCATAATGAATAACTAAATCTAGCGGTTTAACATAATCACTAACCTTAGTATTCATCCTTTGACTGCTAATAGTCAAAACTGCATTAGGTTTCCATTCACTTTTAAGTAACGGTTTAGGAAACTTACTGCTATTAATATACACTACTTTTGTATTTTTGTCAAGTGGATTATTTAATTTGTTTAATCTTATATAATCGTTAAAATGTTTTCCTGTATCTTTATCATTATCTACCCTAAACAATACACTCATATCTTGTTCAAATATGATATTAGTTAAGCCTTTGTGCAGTTTTATTAAATTATCTAATGGGTTTTCGGTTGGCAATATAACAAGTATTGGAAACCTATTTAATTCTAATAAACTTTCTAGCACCCGTTCAATTGGATATATGTTTGGGGGAACTATTACATTATATTCTTCTCTTGTTACAATTTTTTTACTTAATATGGTTAAACTATTTAAACTATCTTCTAACTCTTGCTGATCAAAATAGTGTAGTCCTAGTTGATCTTTACGATCATTATATATTGCTAAATTATCTTTTGATGGTTCGCCAATTGATGAAATCATAAAATTAATTGTTCGATCAGATAAATTTTTTAGTTTAAAAGAATAAATGCCTGGTATGTAATCTTCTTTATTGTTATTCATTGTTTCTACCTTTTCAAAATAAGATAACAACTCGTGTTCAATATTAAAATTATTATTCTTAAAATGTTTTATTATTTGATATGTGTTTTTTTCAGTAAACGGAAAATAATGTACTTTTTGTTTACTATCATAAAGATGTCCAATTATCCCAGTCTTTGCTTTTTCAATAGCAGTTAAATGCCTTTTATGAAATATAAATTTTACTGCAATATATAATTCGTTATCTTGACCATAATTAACTAATTTAATTGTTTTTTCTCTATTAAGATGTCTTAATGGAATACGTAAAGAATCTAACGACTTAGATAAATCGTGTTCAAACATGTCGCTATAAGTTAAAAGTTTTGTCTTAACTAATTCGTATTGTCTATCAGTTAATCCAATTCCTCTAACAACTTGCCTACCTATGCTTGTTAGAATATTATAATCTTCAGTTCTTACAACAAACTGTCCGGTCGGTGCATTCTGCAAACCGACTAAAAGTTCAAGACAATCTTCAATAGTTTCTGTATTCATAATAGTATTATAACTTAAATTAGCTTAGAAGTCAAGTGTTTAAGTGGTAATCCTTGAGAAATTTCTTCAACTGTCCATTCGGTATGTGCGTAGTCGTTAAGCCATTGTGTTCTATCTGGCGTTAAAGGTTGTTCAATATTGTGTAAAAAGTCTATGTCGTTAGCAACATTATAAGCAAGGCTAGAGGGGCTAACAAAAGCTGGAATACCATTGATACACGAGTGAATCCCCGGATTAGAGCTGTAACTGATAGTAGCCCACACATTATCAAAGCCCATATCAAAATCATCGTAAGTATTTGCAATGTGGTTTGGCTCCTGTCTTTCTACATAACGTAACCCTCGTTCTATGTGTTCTAGTCTACATCGTGGATGTGGTCTAAAGATTATAGGACGATCTGTATGTTTACGTATTTCATCGTACGTATTTAAAAACCAGTTACTCATGGGTGGCATGTTACGCCATTGCAAACTTTTATCATGCTGTCCGCATAATAGAATATGTTTACCTTCTTTATTCCAAGGTTTTAAATTAAGTCCAAGTAACCTAGCACGACTATCATCATTACCAGTATCACCAAAGTAAGCATCACGATTGATACCATTTAATCCCACCTTCCACGTAGTGCCACGATTAATGCCGCCTACTTCAAGTACGATGGTGGGTTTGGATTGATCCCAGACACTTTGATTAGGCGCCATTCTACCATTAAACAATATGCTCCAGATAACATTAACATCGGCACTAGGATCATTATACACAACATCAATCCCGTAATGTATACAACCAGCAGCAAAAGCATCAAAAATAGGTCGACTATTACCTGCACCATAATCTGTCCATAAACTAAACTTCATTCCAGTATGTTTCATTCCTTTGTTGCACTAAGTCTTTTGTTAAACTTTTTCCTGTGTCTTTGCGAGCTCCTTTAAGATGATCCATCCATCTACCCAATTCACAGTTAATTAATGGATGTCCTCCGCCGCCTGTTACTGCGCCTTTTAGTATCATATCTTCAGTATAGTCTAATACGTTTGGATTTTCAACTTTCATTTTATTTAAAATATCACCAAAAACAAAACTATCATGCCATTCGTCTAATAAAAAGATTCCGTTTTCTGCTTCTTCATATACTCGTTCAAATTCTGTCATAAATTTTTTACATACTTTATTGTTTACATTAAGTCCGTAAAACCCACATTCGGGCCATGTTGCTGAGCCTTTGCCTCTACCAACATATGTAATCCATTTATCGTTTGGTAGTAATTCTGCAAACTGTTCGTAACTCCACGGACTATGAATAAACGTATCGGCATCCATCCATATACACCAGTCCTTAGAGCGTCTTACAGCGTCATACACAGCATATGTTTTGTTAGCAAAGCGTACAGCGTCCCACTTAAATTCTTTATGATAATCGCGTGGTCTACGCTCTGGCCACGGACACTTTCCATTTGCTTTTGGAATATCTCCCCAGGTTGCTTTAAATCTATTAAGATCAGGCAATGCTTCAAATGTATCTAAAATTTGTATTTGACTTGGATCAGGGTTAGTTGGGTTGCAATTTTCTGCATACACAATTAACTTAATGCGTTTATCAACTTGTTGTGCAAAGCTATCTAAAAACCGTTGACCATATTTTTCTAAGCCTGGTTGGTGAAATGTTGTTAATACTAAAATTTCCATTATATAAATTCCCTCATATGTTTCCAGCATGCTCCGGATCTTAATTCTTCAAAAGACCAATGAAACATACTAATTCTTTTAAGCCATTGCTGTCTATCAAACCTATCTGGTTGTTCAATTTTACTAAAGTCTGTATTTACAACTTCTCTACATTGACTGTCAGTTGGGTCTGTTAAAAAACAATGATATCCTTTAATTATTGGACCAACTGCTGCACTACTATTATGGTTAACTACTGCCCACGCACCTTTTAAATCCTCATCTAAGGTACGTCCTGGAGGACTTAGTTCTACGTTAGCAAAGTGTTCTAGTGGGTGTCCTGGTCTTTTTGCTAGGTAATCTACAGCTAGTTTGTCTCCAGGATGACTTCTTATAATAATTTTTCTATTAGTATGAGATTGGATAAGTCTAATAGTATCTTGCATCCATTGAACAACATCATAGCCTTTCATACTCCAACCGCCTTGTCTTTGACACATTAATACAATATGATTACCGTAGTTAGTATAATCAGATAATGGTAACCCTAATGTCTTAGAAATATTACGCCACCGTTTTTCATTTATTGTTGTATCACAGTAATTTCCTGTTGTTGGAAATATACCGTCAAAACTATATCGTAAATAACCTTTAGTATTCTTTGGATCATGAAATAAGAAAAGGTTAGCGTCAGCAGTAATTGTATGCTTGCCGTATTCTTTTTGGGTTCTAATTACATTGTTTCGAAGTCTTAAATGTGGTGTTGTAATTTTATCATATACCCAACCTTGTATCATGCCGGCATCACATTCTATCAAGTTTTCTTCTGTATGTACGATTCCGTTGTCGCCTGCTTGTCGCACTCCTTCAGCAAAGTCAAACAATAGTTGTTCTTTTTGAGGGTTAATGTTCTTGCCTGGAACAGATTTTAAATAACTAACTACCTTCATTGACTATGCTCCAAGCATACCCAGAACGTAATTCATTAGGAGTAAATTGACAGTAAGATAAATGCCTAGCAAATGCATGTACTTCATCTAAACTTGGACGATTTAAATTTTCAACTGCGTCAAGACTATTATTACATAATAAACTAGCAGCGTTGGGTGCTAATGCAATAGCCGGTGTTCCGACTAATAATGCTTCTGTAGCAGCAATACTGTTAAACGTAACAAGACAATGTGCTTCTTGTAGTGCGTCCCATATAGTATTTTGTGTTACTCGTTCTCTTCTAGAAGGTTTTAGTCTTACTTTAATTTCTCTATCAGTATGTTTTTTAAGTTCTTCTAATGTAAAGCTCATCCATTCATCAACATCTTTTCCATAAAACTTCATTACTTTTGCACTAGGAGGACAAATTAAAATATAACTTCCTCGTTTAAATTTGCTAGGACGCCAGCCAAGTCTAGATAATCTATCATCAGGACGTTCTATAATTGGTCCTAAATTTTGTAAATTATTTTTTGTAACTCTGTGATAGTCTTTTCTTGTAGTCCATACAGGTTGCATATATCCTGTATCTATAGCATAAAAGTCTCTACTATTTTCTCGACAAAACTTAATTGCTTTTTGTCCACCGCCTCCTAAGCCTCTAATAACTAGAGCATTTTGAGTTTTTGATTCTCTATCAAAATCACTTAATACACCTCCACTGCCTAGTATAAAGTCTTCGCAGAAAGGATCATATGCTAACCCTTTCGACTTTACGCCTAATTTATTAAAATCAGGCATGTTAATTGCTGCAACTTTAATTCCCATTGCATCCTCCTTTAGTCTTTGTATGTTAGACTTAGTTTCTTTGTATACTATTTCACTAGGATCTACTAATTCCTGTAAAGTATATTCTAGTAATTTTTTAGCATGAGAACTAAGGGTTAAATCTTCAACGCCAACTTTTTGTAATCCTCTTCGCTCTTCTTTTTTTTCTAATTTCTTAACAAGGGTATCTAAATAATCTGCTTGCACACTTACCCAATCTAATGCATATTCACAATCTTTCATATGATCAAACCAGGGACCGCCTTCAGTATAATGTAGTGCTTTGGGGATTCCGTCTGCAGGCTGTTTATACCAACCTACTAACCAATTCCATTCGTGTGTCACTTGTCCTACAAGATTATCAGGTAACCAACTGAATCTATGTAGATATGCTCCAGTAGTATCTTTATGATTAATTAAGTCTAGTGTTACTGCTTTATTTGATTTATGTCCACAATTCCAAAGTACCATACTTGACCAATTTTTTCTTGGATAAGGTAACTGGGCTTGTCCGTCCATTTTTTCACCTTCTCGAGGAGTATAATCATGATGGGCACACATTACTGCATACTTGTTATTAGCAAGAGAAAATAATTTTGCAACGTCTTCTTTAAATACAAAATCACAATCAATAAACAACGCCCACCCACTATAGTCTGTTAAGAATGGTACCATAAATCTACTAAACGTAAACTCAGTAGAACCAAGTTTATCTTCTTCACGCCAGTACCAATTTTGACTACGTAACTTATCTAATTTTAACGGAATAATTTCTACAGGTACAGATGCTGTTTGTAGTATACTTTGTTTACAAACTTCATAAGCTATATCTTCTCTACTATCATACCCTACAAAAATCTTTAATGGTTTAATCTCTTCGTTCAATATCTTCCTCCACACATTTCTCCCCATACTGTACTTCTAGTATATGACAATGCTCATCAAAGGGGTTACTGGCCTTATGCCATACTTCACAACCTATATTATATCCATTAGTACACGCATCTAACGTTTTACTATCTTTACGATTATCGTATTCTGTATCTAATATACATTTTCCTTTTAATGTATACCAATGTTCTGATCTCTTAAAATGTCTTTGATCAGATAACGCAGATCCAGGTGTAATAACTAGTTCTTTTACTTTATAAGTTACTTTATCGTCAAGTACTCTATACCAGCCCCACTTACGAATTGTTTTTGGATTTTTCCATTCTTCTAAAATCCAACTGCTAGAGTTTTTCTTATCATCGCCGCCAACTCCGTAAACAAACTTAACCTTATCAGCATATGTTTTTTCTTCAGGGACTGCGCCTTGTGTTCTATCTCCACCATTAGCAAATATAATTTGATCTCTGCTAGATGTTGTACACATCAATTTAAAAATTGCTCCACAAGCAGTATCATCTGAGTCATCAAACGAAAGAACATCGTCTACCATTTCTAGTGCTCTAATAATTGCTAAACGTTCTTTGAACGGCATAAACGGTCTACCTTTTTTTCTAGTTAACCATTCGTCTGAATTTATTCCTACTATTAGCTCATCGCCAAGTTTTTTTGCTTCTTTAAAATATTCTAAATGTCCTGAATGAAGAGGATCAAATCCACCAGTGACTAAAACATATGTCATCTACCTAACCATCTCTTTGCTGCATCAATTGGATTGCGAAGGCCTTCGTATGTACTATCGATAAAACTAATGTGCTTGCTTAATTTTTCATCAAGTTTTACTTGATTACTTTCTATACGATCAAGTTGTTCTTTAAGTTTATCTATCTTCTGTATTATTAATATTTCATGCGGTTGCATATTACCATCCAAATATATAGTCTCTTCTTACGTTTGTAAGTTCTTTTGCCCCATGTTTCTTTAAAAACTCTCCTGCACAGTATTCTGTGTCTGCATGTTGTTCAACAATAACTATCGGTTTGTATTTTAATATAGTCTGTATTGCACCTTCTAAAATAGGCAGTTCGTGTCGTTCGCAATCTATTTTTACTAAGCCAAATTTAGGCACATCTAAATCGTCTAATCTTTTTACAGTAATATTTCCTGAACCAAATGTATCTTCGTCTACATGGCTATTGCCAGTGTTAACACTATCATATATCATATTAACAGTATTTTCTGTTTTACCTAGTGCATACTTGTTTATTGTAACAGGTAAATCTTTAATATTTAATTCTAAGCATTCAAGTACTTGCGGCATAGGTTCGTATGCAATTACTTGTTTAAATTTTTTAGTTAAGGGTCTTGCCCAAAATCCTACGTTTGCACCTATATCAAGTGCTACATCAAAGTCAGTAACATAGTTATATGCTGCATCTCTAACATCATCTTGATACTCTGCTGGTCCTCCTTGACTGATTCTTTTTGTAATCATTCTATAAAAGTGATTATCAGTATCCGGCATCCAATAATTATATACTTGTTTCATATTACACTTTCTCTAAGTACACGATATATTTTACAACAAATATTTCAGGTCCTTTTTTAATTTGTACCCAACGTTCAGTAATGTCTTCGCTAATTATTCTCCAACCAAGTTCTGTATTTTTACGCTCAAGAATAGCTTTCCACCACTCTGGTTTTTCAATTATTAGATGTGCATTTCGTCCATCACTAAGTTTTTTCTTTGCAGGGTGACAAGCTATAAGATGATATTGATATTTGTCTGCTATACTATATAAATTGTTTAATACGCCTTCTAGTTGATCAGTTTCAATATGTTCTAGTACATCACTACTATAAACTAAGTCAGCTTTTTTTGGTAAATCTATAGGCGATGTTACAGGATCGTAATTATATACATTCATCTGTTCTTGCAGTTGAGTGAACGGCATACCTTTACCACACCCAAAATCTAAAATAGATGTTAATCCTTTTTCTGAAATTAACTTTTGTACACCTTGTGGGATATTTTTTGCAACTCCAAAGCCTTTTCTGCTATGTAGGCGTTGTAGTTCTTTTAGATATTTTTCTGAATGCATAGGACCTCTTTCATATATAATTATATATTACTTATCTCACACATTTTGGTTGTGGTTATTTAAAGGCTTGCGTCTTCCATGCCGGCTACTCTAAGTTTAACAACATTAGTAATCTGCCATTGTTTTTGATCTAAACCTTTAAGTAATCCTAACCATTTATTACGCAATAGTGCAAACTCGTTAATAATCTTTTCGTAGTCAACTACATCTGCTTCACCATCTACGTATTTTTCAACGTCACGGCTTGATAAAGCTCGTTGATAGTTCTCGAGATATTTCTTAAAAAACGAACTACGCAACCTACGTAGTTCAATATTTAAATAGTTTAGTATTGCTTCTATTTCTTGTAGCTGATTAAAACGATGCTCAACGATACCGGGCATTTCTGCTGCGGCACGTTCAACATTGCCTTTTAATTTTACTTCTGTACGAGCATCTAATAACTCTTGTTCAAAGTGTTTTATAGCGTCAGGAATCTTAGAAACGTCTCTTGCTACTTCTGAATAAAATCCCATTATTGTTTATTCTTCATACATATCGTCGATGTCGTCATCGTCGCTGTCGGTTTCTTCAATATCTAGATAATAGTTAATTGCATCATCTAACTCGGCATCAGAGCCAAGTATTTCAGTAAACGTATGATCATCTACACCCATATCAGCTAAAAGATCAACATATCTTTCAGCGGCTGCATAGACTGATTTTTTATCAAGATATTCCTTAAAGGTTGTCCATACTTCAACAATATGTGTTTCATCCATTTCCATTTATCTCCTCGGTTACATTTTCCACTTCTTCAGCTTCTGCGGTATTTACCTTAGAGGATATTTTTTGTGTGTATTCTGACATAATTAAATCAAGTTTAGATCCTAACCATTGTTTGCGATAATCAATATGTTCTTCGCCGTTTAAGTCAATGTATTTGAGTCTATTACCTTGTTTAACTAACAAGCCTTTCTTCTCAAACAATTCAACTAATCCTGAATAAGGATTCATACCAGTTTCATAAGGAATCTTAACCTGCACACCTTCAAAAGGTTTTGCATAACGAGTTTTCATTACTTTACAACCAGCTCTAATACCCATAACATCTGAGATCTTATTGCCGTCTTCATCTTCTTTTAGTTTTAACTTCTTCATTGCAACAACAATACTTGATGCATAGATAAAACCTTGTCCGCCACTAATTTTATCATCTGGATCAAACATATCCTGTGATGCATATGTATGATTAGTACATACTAAGCCTACGTTAAGTGAACCAATCATGTTAACAGTATTACGGACTAATGAAGTTAGTGCTTTAGGCTTACGGCCCATATCACCTTTCATGTCACCTTTGTTAAACTGATCAACGTCGGTAGGTGTTAGCAACATACCTAAACTATCAATTACAAATAATACCTTAGGACGGTCTTCTTCTTCCATTGCTCTGTAGTCTGCTACAAATGTTGATACTGTTTTAGCAACATCATCAATCATACTCATATTAAGTTTAAGTAGTTTATCTTCTGATGTATCTACATCTAATGCCTGTAACCAAGTTTCATCAAGTGCATTTTCACTGTCAATTAGAACTACAAAGATGCCTTGATCTTGTGCGTGTTTTACAATGTTACCTGCACAGAAATAACTTTTACCTGCGCCTGATTCTCCTGCAAAAACAGTTACCTTACCTAGTGGAACACCTTTGTGGAAGTCTCCACTAATAAGATAGTTAAGTGCATATGATCCTGTTGAGATCCAATCTGTTGGATCGTTAAAGCCGGAACTCATGCCTGAGATGCTTTTTGTCAAGTCCTTACGGAACTTACTAACGTCAAATGATTTAGCCATAGTTTCTCCTAATTAAAATAATAAAGTGGAAGACCTCGCTGATTACCGGATGGAGGTTTTTGCCGGAACTTCCACTTAATTTTATTGTGCTTGTCTTTGTCTGATCATTGCAAGAATGTCAGCAGCATCACCTGATGCTTCAGCTTTTGCTGGTTCAGCTGCAGGTGCTACCGGAGTTGCACCCATCTCTTCAGGTGTTGCAACCGGTGCTGGAGCCGCTTCTGCTACTGGAGCACTTTGACTTACAGCCGTTGCTTGTGGACTTGCTGCTTTAGTTGGATCACCAGTTCTTGCCTGCATACCTGCTGGACGGAAGTAGTTGCTCCAACGTTCTGAATCATATGCTTCACCATCTACTGATGCTTCAAACATTTCTTTCATAACCTTAACTGCTACTTCATCTGGCTTCTTAGGTAAGAAGTCTGAAAAGTTAAACAAACCATTAGCTTCAATAGCCTTCATTTCAACATCTGTTAATGGACGATCTCTACGTGCCCAATTAGAAGTTGAATAATCAGCATATCCACCTTTGCTTGTTTTGTTAAGACGGAAGTCTACACCAGCAGTATAATCTGTTGGTAATTCTTCCATGTCTGGATCCATTAAAGCCGCTTTAATAATTTGAAAAATCTGTGGACCAATAATAAACCTTCGAATTGGATTCTCTGGAGTAGTATCTTCTGATAAAGGATTATCTGTTACAAATCCTTGAAAGATGTATGAACGTTTCTTCCAATACTTACGACCCATATCTTCTAATGAAGGGTCTTTAAACCAAGCACGTACTTCGTTAAGTATATCACAAGTATCTCCATACATTTCCATACATGGAACTTGTACTTGTACTGGACGTGAATCAGTTTCTCCTTTAATACCGTTAAAAGGTAGTTTAATCATCAAACGTTCTTTCCAAAAGAAAGTGTTTGATTCGTCGCCATCTGGAAGGAAACGAAGTGTTGCACTTTCGCCTTCTTTAATATTCCAAAATGGGTAAATTGCGTTGTCGCCGCCGCCGCTTTGTGAACCACCTGTGCGTGATTCTTGTTCTTTCAGTTTTGCTCTGATTTCTGCTAGTGTTGCCATAGTGCCTTTTCTCCTGTTATATTGCCTATGTTGTAGAACAGCTTATACTGCTCTAGTGCCTAAGTTTGTAGCACATGTTATATACTACACTAGTATTTAGCAGAAGTCAACCTGAATCTGCTTATTTTTGGTTAAATGCCTGATAAATGTTTGATTCTATTTACTTCTTCGATGTCGTCGTCTTCATCTTCCCATGGATCATCGTTCGTCATATCTCCAGGGTTCTCTGGTTCCCAATCTAATGGATCAATTTTCATCGTTTTATTACGTTCTGCTAGTTTAGCTTCAAAAGCTGCTAGTTCTGGATCTTTTTGGGGTTGGTTCTGTCCTGCAAATAATGTAGTCATTCTTTCTATGAAATTTTTACTTGGCTCAATAAACTGTTCGCCGTAGTCTTTTTCTACTGCTGTTAATACTGCTGTTTCGCCTTTTGGAAAATTTCCTGTTTCTCTATCATACATTGACATAATAAATTCTGTTACAGGTAGTTGTGGTTTTTCTGGTGCTATTTCCATATCTTTAAACTGACCCATTGACTTTTCAAAAGCAGCATCTAGTTCTTCGTCGTATGATTTAAATCCACCTGATGGAAGACCTCTTGTTGCACCGCTTTTCATTCCGCCCATAAAGTAACCAATATCTAATTTTTCTCCTGGCTGTAAACCTTTTGGATCTGTAATATTGTTTAATTCCATAATATCTTTAACGCCTGCTTCGATATCACCATCGTAATTACTATCAGCAAATCTTTTTGCAATACTATATATGGTATCACCTGGCTTAACCATATATGAATCTGCTGGCTGTTCTTCGCCTTCTTCTACTCTATCATTAATACCGTTACCGTTTTCATCTTTCCACCAACTACCTTTTTCATCGTGTGAATCATGTGAACAATCGCAATCTGGTTTACAGTTATGCATTTGACAACCACAGTCTTCGCAATGATACTTACTATAGCCTTTCATATGGCCTTCGTCTATTAAGTCGTCAACACTTAGTTCTTTTGCTCTTGTAGCTTCACTTACTAGTTTATATATGTACGGGAATACGTCTTTGAGTTCTTCATTAAATTGTTTAATAGTTAATTGATCAATCCAATTTTCAGCAACGTCAACAGGTACGTCTTCTAGTATTGGAGCCTCAAATGACTCAAATGCTTGTTTGTAATGATTAGCTTTTTGTAAATTTGTAATTTCTTTTCTAATATAGTTTGCACGTTCTTTTACAACGCCTACATAATCTTTAAGACTTTCTGCCATTACTGCACTACGTCCCATATAAGATTTAAATTTCTTTAGTTTTGCAAGCTCTTCTGACAAGCCAACAACATGTTTACCAAAATCATCGTATGGAGTACCGCCTTCAGCTACATGTCTGGCCATTGCCCTTGCACCATTAAGATGTTTGTATGGGTATTTAAAACGTTCGCCTTCTGCACTTTCAATATAAATTGAATTAACATGTTGTGTTCGTCTTTCAGGATTCACTGGACTAGAATGCTTAATTGCTAATCTAGCGCCACCAATATTTTGGTAGCTAGTTTTACTTGTTCCGTACATCATACTCTCCATTGTAATATCGTTTCGATTTGCAGATAAGAATTGATAATCCCTTTTATCTAAATTACTTTTGTTTATGTCCCTTGTGTCAAAACTAAGCATACGTTTTTTTGCAAATACTCTTATTTCTTTTAAAAAATCATACCAAGAATTTTTAGTAAGTGTATCTTCTTGTGTAACAAAATCGTTACTATACATTACAGCGATATTTTCTTCGTCTATACTAACGCTTACTTTACCTAAGTTACGATCACCTTCTTTAAAATCAAAGTCATAATACCTTGCTTCTTTAGGAATATTTGTAACCTTACCTTCGGCATTGCCAATAGTAACTGAAGGGAATCTTCCCCTAATTTTATTGAATAGTTCTTCTGCTATGATATTTAAGTTTCTCATTATAATATATTTATCAATAATTCCTTGTAATGAATATAGGCATTGGTGCTTCATATTCGTCTAATTGTTCTGTTTGATTGAAAGTATTATATACTCTAGGATCCCAATCTTTAAGTACAGCCATCATTCTAATAGCTAAAAGTGTTGCTGAGATAAGATCGTCAGTACCACCACTTTTTGCTCTATAACTAGATCCTGTTGCTACAAATGACTTTAACTCACTAATTAATGGTTTAGAATTAACAACCATTTTACTATTTTCTATCATTGTTTTTAACCTACTACAAGCAGATACTTTGGTACTGTGTGTAGTGTTAAATCCTTTGCGGAACTTGCGTACATGTCCTTTACGCATAGGTTCACTAACAAATAGTCCTGGTATATTTTCTTCTCCAAAATCTTGTATTACAAGTAAACACGCTTCGCCTATTCCGTTATTTTCTACACTCCAGTATATACTAGTAGATGATTTTATTTCTGTTTCAATGTATTTGCACACATCTGCTAGTATTCTTACTTGTCCTGGTATAGCAGTAGTGTTATGTTGCCATTCTGCAACTTGTTTATAACTTGGTAATTCAAAAACTTGTATAGCAGCATTATCTCCACCTGTACCCATACTAGGATCTAGTGCAACAACATAGCTATACTGAGGGTCTGGTTTTTTATACCAACGTGTTTGTCCCATATTAATTATAGGACTTTCTCCCTCCATATTAGAAAGGTGTATAGCATTA